ATCTCTCTTTGCAGCAGCAGCATCAAGAGATGGTTTATGCTTTGAGGCTAATGCAGCTCTCATTCTTTCGGTAGCTGCGACTTGTTTTTCTGATCTTTGCTTTTTAGGTTTGGTTAATGTTTCAGAAGCTTCATTATCTGAGACGGTATTATGGTCTTCGGTGTCGGACATTTATATAACATAAGAAAAAAATATAATTCTGCTTAATTAAATAAAGAATTTTATTTTTCTCTAAAGTATTTATATATGACGATTGTAAATATTAAAGAGGAAATAAATACATCAATGCCTAAGACAAAGCCAGTTAAAGAAAAGATGGATACATATGTTCCAGACATTATAGATGGTGTTGCTAAACGTAATGGTTCTATAGCACTTTACATAGGCAGTGGAGGATCAGGTAAGACAAGCTATTTGCTAAATCAAATGAAGACAGTTTATAAAAAAAAGTTTCATCATATTTATTATTTTTGTCCCTCATCATCATTTGCAAGTGTAAAAAATCATGCATTTGCCAATCATGATAAGGTGTATAATGAGCTGGATTTAAATACACTAGATGAAATAAAAACAGAGTTAATATCTCGTAAAGAAGAAGCAGAAGATGATGACGAGCAAGAATATTCTTTAATCATAATAGATGATTTTGCAAATAACTTGAAAGATAAATTATTATTACGTATATTGAATTCAATGCTTATAAAAGCAAGACATTTGAATTGCTTTTTTATATTTACGGTTCAGAGTTATTTATATTTTCCAAAGATTTTGCGCAAACAGCTAACTTGGTGTAGTATTTTTAGTGGTGTTCGTAATAAAGAAGAATGGCGAACTATTAGAGAAGAATTACTTAAGATGAATGAAGAAGACGCTAAGACAATATATGATTATATTTTTGATGTTCCTTATCAACATATGGATGTTGATTTATTTGAAGAAAAGATTTATAAAAATGGAAATCTTTTAAATATAAGCGAAAAATAATTTAAAGATGACATAGGTATAATATATATATAAATGAAGTATATAATATATAGAATTAGTATATTAAATTACACTTATATTGGAAGCACTAAGGATTTTAAGCAGAGAAAAATAGCACATAAGAAAGCGTGTAATAATATTAATAATCGGCAATATAATCTTAAAGTTTATCAAATAATTCGTGAAAATGGTGGGTGGATTAATTGCGAAATGATACCAATTGAAGAATTTGAATGTGAAGACAAAATACAATCACTAATACGTGAAGAATATTGGAGAAATGAATATGATGCTAATATGAATACTATTAAATCACATACCACACCAGAAGAACGCAAAATACAATGCCAAGTATCATCACAAAAAAGATATGAAGCAAATAAAGATGTCTTCAAAGAACAAGCTAAAAATAATCGTATAAAAAATGCGTATATACTACATAAACGTAATGATTGCGAGTGTGGTGGAAAATGTACAACTCAATCAAAAGCAAAACATGCCAGAACAAAAAAGCATTTAGAGTATTTAGAACTTAATAAAATATAAGTATAATATAACTGACATGGACCATATAAACTCAATCCAAATATATTTAAACAGTCGTTATGCAACAGAGGTAGTAAATGATAATATAGCAAATTGTATTTATTATTTACCTGTGATTGAAATACCAGATGGTCATCACATTTATTTATCTCTCCAAAACGCAACAATACCTTATAGTTTTTATAGTATTACTAGTTTTGATAATACCTTCATATTTGGTCTTGTAGGTGATCCTCCAACAACTTATTACGTGCAGCCAGGTAATTATAATATGACACAATTAATAGATGTGATTCAGCTAGCAATGGGGTCATCATATACAATCACATATAGTAGCATCACAAGTAAGATTTTGATAACACATGCAAGTGCCAACTTTACAATTTATGCATCAACAATAAACCATGTTTTAGGATTTAGCAAAACTACAAATACAACAAGTGCAGCAAATCTTTTGTATGGAAGAGATTGTGTGAACTTAAATCAAATCCGTGCATTGAATATTGAAATTAATTTCCCTACATATAATGTAAACATAGCACAACCATATAATCAAAATATTTTAGCAACAATTCCAGTTTATGTTGCCCCATTTTCAATTATTACTTATCAGAATCCGAATAACTTTAGAACAAATTTGTATGTCAATAAACTAGACCAAATACAGATACGTATTTTAGATAATGAAAGTAGGCTAGTCGACATGAACGGGATACAATACCAAATGTCTTTACAATTAGATTGTGTAAAATTTACTGAATAAAATATTTTATTATTATCATATATTATAAATGATTGGTTACAAAACACCTTTAGGTAAAGCTATGATGGGACATAAAATGCCACTAGGTAAAAGTATGATAGGACAAAAAATGCCTTTATTAATGAGACCTACCGCAAGAGCTGTTGAGGAGGCTTTAACAAGAAAAGTAAGTGGTGGTTTAGAAAGAAAAGTTTTAAAAAGATAAAGCCTATTCTTTTAGCAAAAATAAATGATTTAATTGTAATAAATGATTTATTTTTTATCTGACGTAATATTATATAATGATTCCTGCTAATCTCAAATTTCAATCCAAGGTTGAATCAGCCCCTGCCCGTCGTTATTTAACTCAAATCCAACCTCAAGGAGGAACGGGAACATATAACCCCGGTGATACCATTACCATTAACATCCCCACCAGAGCCAATACTGCTCTCATCCCCTCTGAGTCATACTTAAGAGGAAACTTTAACTTGATTGCTTCTGGTGCTTCTACTAGTTCTTGTTTAGAGTCTTGCGGTTGGCATCAATTTATCCAAAGAATCCGTGTGTTCCACGGCTCCAATTTACTTGAGGATATTGATAACTATGGTCAACTTGCCAAGATCCTTTATGATTACCAAGCACCCGAAGATGCCGTCAAGGGTCGCTTTGCTATCACCTCTGGCACCAATGAGGAATATTCAGGTGTAGGTGTTGCTGCTGCTGCTTTAGCAAATGTCCGCTCTGTTAACAGAGGCAAAGCAACTGGTGCTCTTGCTGCTGCCACTACCACTTTCCCCTTTGCCATCAACTTGGTTTCCCTTGTTGGTGCTTTAGCAGGTGAGAAATACTTGCCTTTGTGGGAGATGACTGCTGCTCCCCTCCGTGTTGAGATAGTTTTACAATCATCCCTTATCCGCTCAATGATGGTTGAAGGTGGTAGTGGTCTTAACTTTACCGCCACAGCGATCAATTATGCTGGGGAATTCTTAGAGCTTCCTGATAGTGCTGTTTCTGCCATTAAGGCTGGATCTTCCAGCCCAATGCAAATGGTTCTCCCTTCTTACCGCTCATATACTAACAGTGCGGCTGTTCCTGCCACCACTGCTACACAGGTGTCGTTTCCTATCCCTGCTAAGTTCAGTTCCCTTAAGAACATCTTTGTTGCTTCAAGAACCACTGCTGGTTTAGCTGCGCAATATCCTTCGTCCCACTGTGCTTTCGGTGTAGGAAGTAGTAACTCCATCGGATACCAGTTCAGAGTTGGCAGTGAAGTTTTGCCTTCTACTCAACCAACATCTTTCCCTGAAATCTACAATGAGGCTGTTAAATGCTTTGGCTCCCTTGCTGATTTACAAGTTCAACCATCAATTGATAATACTGCTTTCACACTCAATGCTCCCAACACTGTTGCTGGTTTGGTAGAGGCATCCACTGAGGATTCAGGTTCTTTCTTGATAGGCATTGACATGGAGATTTATCAAAATGCTGATAAGGCATCCATATTTGCTGGAACTAACACCAACACATCTGATATATTCAGCATCATCAACTATTACAGTTCTGGTGCCATCACTGTCCTACAAACTGCCTTTGCTTGTTATGACCAAGTGCTAGTCTATGAGAACGGTGTCTGCTATGCCAGATATTAAAATCTGAGAAGACTTTATACTGCAAAAAGTCAGTTTTTAACACATAAGAAATCGAAATAAACATTTATAATAATAATATAGTGTTATTATAAATGAACCAAGAGGTAGCACGATTATGGTTAAATTCACCATCTCTAACAACATCTCAAGGAGTAACAGGAATAAGAAGCTCAAACAATAAAGAACTTACATTTAACATTGATATGCGCATCGTTTTAGGCGAAACATTGTGGGAGAAGTATAAATATTTTAAAATGTATTTTACAGATCCCGTTCCAACAATATCTGGATTGAGCGTCGTAACAATATTCCAAAGAGGACTTAATTTGATACAATCATCTTACATGGGAAAACCACCTGGGTTTGATACGGCAATTTCTATAAACAATTCTTTATTTTACACACAAACAAACAATTTTATACAAATACAATGTAATGAACAGTATAACAATCTTAACACATTTGTAATGATAAAACCAGACACAAATAATATTCAATTGACGCTGACTTTAATTGATGAAATTGCAAGTGCAACTGACCAAACATTAAGACCCTTTTTTTTAACGTTTGTCCCGTATGATGACAAAATCATTTATAAAAACCCATACAACTATTTGTTCCAAAATGAGCAGGTTAATTTTACATTAAGCACAATAGCATTGGTTAGAAACGGCACAAATATAAATGGGACACTGAATAACAATAGAACAATTTTTACATTTATCAATGTAAATATGCGAAACATTATAGGAACATTATGGAGTAAATATGACAAGTTCAATCTGATATTATTAAATTGGGGATTAACAAAC